TAATGCGTAAACATCTTTCATTTCCATTACAGTGTTTGTATATTCAATATTATTATTAACATTATATTTTGTTATTTCTGCACTATTATTATTTGTTATTTCAGTTAATGTTATTTTTGGTTCACTTTTATTAATCTCGATATCACCGGTAAATGGCTGATTACTCCCATCCAGTTTTGCATAATCGCTTAACTCAGGAGAATTATCATCAACATATTTTTTAGTAGCAGGTTCATAATCCTGATCAGGTTCGAATACATCAGTATTGTCTAATTCTAATACATTAGTTTTATCAGCTTTTAACGATATATCCGTTGCATTAGAAGCTATATTAGAAGCGTTTATTAAGATATTCGCTGTGTTTGACGCTACATTGCTCTCTATCTCTGACAAATTATCTTCTATTCCGCTTAAATCCTGATCACCTGTATTAGTTCCACTTAAATTTGTAGCAGTTATTTCGCCTGTAAATACTTGTCCATTAACATTTGCTTTTGTATCAAGCTCATCTATCAAGTCCGTTTGCTCTGTAATTGTTCCTGTAATTGAACCCCAAGAAGTACTAGGGTTTGGTTGTTCAATGAATTCTAGAGCATCCTCAGCGTTGTTTACAGCCAATATCTTTGTTTGATTGCCAGTGTAAGAGTTTGGAGTATCAGTTAACTCAATAAATTTGTCAATATCTGCATCACTCCAAGGTGTATCACCAATATTTGTTATAGTATCCCAGTTTACAGTTTCTAAAAGGTTTAACGGTGATGGAGATCCGGTCAAAGGAGATTTGAAAACCCGAATACTACCATCACCGAAAACCCAACGTTCTGAATTATCAGCATTTTTAATTAATATTTGACACCAAAACTCACCATTTTGAGGAATATCTGATGCACTAAAATCTATATCAAAGTAATTATTTGTTCCATCAGGTGCATTTCCATCAACTATTACCATTGGAATTGAATCTTCAAAATCTTCACCATAACCAAATTCTATTGTGTAATCTGTAGGTGGAATCCATTGTTTAAGATTTGTGTAAGTAAAAACTCTTAAAGTGGGAGTTGAACCTGCATATGTATTTATTTTAAAACTTTGAACTGTATCTTGCAAATCTACTTTAACTGCAAATGTTGGTATACTCATAATTTATTCTCCTCTTGCGTAGTTTACCGGCAAACTACTTCCTTTTATTCAAATTAGCAATCTCCACATGTTACTATAACTTCTGTTCCTGATGCAAAGCTTGATACAGCTCCTGTATCATAACCTGCATAAGCTAGTGTATTAATTGTAAATGTTGCATTAGGAATTACATTATTGCCATTTACGCATATATTCTTTGCTCCATTATTTTTAACTTCTATCTTTTTAATATTTGGTGATGTTTCTGAAGCACAATCTGAATGCTGATTATACCAAAAATAGAATGTTTTATTAACACCATAAGTACCTGTTATAATTTCAGGCGGGAATGGTACAAATCCACAGCTAACAAATGCATCATGATTAAGTGCTAAACCAGCTCCTGCTAAATTGCCGAAATATATAACAGTTGCATCTACTTTGCCATATAAATCTAAATCGGGATTACTTGCATATGGCCAATCTAATGTAGCAGTAATAGTGTAATCGCAATCTTCTTTATCTTCGCAACAACACTCATTCATTAACACATTTTCATTATCAATAACCATATAAAGTAATTGATTTGTATCTGGATTATATTGTAAAGGCATTTTTAATTTCCTTTTAAAAATTGTAAAGGCATTTTTAACTCTCTTTTTAAGGTGATGTTTCTTCGTCAGGGCAAGGTTCTGCTGTTAATATATCAAATTCTTCTTCTTCACCAATTACTTGCAATACTGTTTGCACTTGTTTTCCTATTAATTTATGTTCATCTTCATCCCACTCTATATCTGTAATAACATATCCTTTTACTTCGTTTGGAATATAAATTATACCCATGTTGTAAATCATATCTAAAATAGCAATATCATCTTCTACCAAAAAATCATACAAAGGAATATAAACATATTCTTCTGTGTTTTCAGGGAATTCAGAAGTTGTTAAAGAATAACTAATATTGACAATCTCTCCACTATCGACACCTGTTGCTGGTTTAAATGTCCACTTTAAATAAATACCATTGCCATATCCATTAGATGCTATGTAATTCATTTGCAATTCGGTTTCTTTAACTGAAATATATTCAATGCCTCCTGTTGTAGCCGGTGTAACACTATTATTTGTAAAACCACTTCTATTTCCATATCCAACCCAACCTGCACCAATAGTTACATAAGTGTTATCTATATGTCTATCGCTTCCTGTTCCAACTATTTTACCAATTGAAAAACCAAAAGATAATTTATCCCAAGGAAATTGTTCACCGTTTACTTCGATTCCACCATCTTTACCTCTTTGGATCTGTATACCATTTGTACCTGTCATTAAATTAAGTGAAGTTCCAATTCTATTCATTTCAGATTTTGATTGAATTCCTTTTGAGCTATAATTCATTTTCGCATTAAAATTAGCTCCACCAACTATTGCATCTCTTCCCATAATAATCTCCTTTTATGCTATATTGAGCTTTTCCCATTTTCCAAGCAAATTAAAATTTCTATTCTCTATAATAAATTTACTTCCGCTAACGTCAAATGGAGAATATGTTTGTGACACCATTAAAAAATTAGATGCTCCACTTGGTTTTGTAACCGTTATAACATCTGCATCATTAATCGTACCTGTTAGTTTATCTGCTTGTAAAATTAATCCCGTAAAACCCCCCATATCAGTTATATTATAGTGTTTTAATTGCATTTGTACGTTAATGATATCTCTAACATATGTAATATTGTTAAAATCTCTTGTTTGAGAACCTGCATTTATATTTGTAAATTCTGCGTTGCAACTCTTTTCGGCAATTTCACTCATACCTATTCCAGAGGTTGTTTCATCATCTGTATCAAAAACCACTTGTTTTACCTGATTATAAAGTGACGTTCTCCCTTGAGCAAATGAACTTCCCGGTGCATCAAGTGGGGTTATTTCATCCTGACTAAGTAACCAATTTGAATCAGGTGTTATTTCAGTGTCTATAGCTCCATTAAAAGATACTGTGGCACTGGATTGCTCTGTTTCACCTGAATTTAAAGTAATTGATGTTACATTATCTATATCAAAATAATATTGCAATTGAAAGGTTGTTGTGTATGTCCAATCTTTAAAGGCATAATAACTGTAATCTTTTGCATAATCAATATTTCCTTTATCATCTTTTTCAAAATATCCCGGTACATAAATAGGATTCTCAACAATTGCCACTCTCATTGCCAACATCGATAATTGATTATCTGTTGCCTTTGTAGCTCCTGCGCTTAAATTTGCCATAATATTCCTTTAGTTTATTCTATTTAATTTGCTGTTAAATTTTCGTTTACACTTGTATTCGCTTCTGCACTCTTCTGATTTGCTTCTGCATTCTTCTTTGCAAGATTTAATGCTTGAGCTTGTGGTGTTCCATTTTGAATAACTCCTGCCGGTAAAGATGGTTGATCAAATCCCAAAGCTGATTTGCCAAACTTATACAATCCTTGGTTTATCTTTGCAACTCTAAGTGTAGCCTCTTTGTCTATTTTTATTGCTTTTGCTTTCTTAGCTTCTCTATCAGATATTCTTTTATCAAATTTAGCCATATTTTCTTGATAATTCTTTTCAGCTTTAACAACACCGTATCTTTTTGTATCTGTTTCTCTTTTACGATTATAGTAATTTAATATCTTGTTATCAGCTTTAGAATCACTAACTTTAACCTTAAATAATTCTTTAGCTGACTCTTTAGCTGCATACTTCACACCCTCAACAATAGCTTCACCTATCTTCTGTCCAAAATATTTAGCAATTTCTCCCATCTTAGACTTCATTAAATCTAAACCTTTTGAAAACGCTCCATCCTCTCCACTGAATGCATCCTTTAATATATCTTTTAATGGTGCAAATTTGTCAACTATTGCATTTGCCATTTTTGTAATTTTATCTCTAAGCTTGTCTGCAATGCCACTCTTGTTCATCTCCTTCCAAAATTCAACCACAGCATCTGTAACCCTTTGTATAACAGGTAGCAATCCTGCAAAAACTGTTATTTTAAAACCTTTAAAAGCTAATTTCATTCTAAATATTGAGTCTGTCAAAGCTTCTGCATTTGCTATATCCTCCTCAGACATAACTGCACCAAGATCTATAGCTTCCTGACGCATAGCTTTCATCTTCTCAACTCCTTCAGCAAGCATTGGTAGCATAGCGGTTCCCGTTCTACCAAAAACTTTTTGCGCCAAAGCAGCTCTTTTTAAAGGATCTTCAACCCCTGCTATCGCTTCCGACAACTTCCAAAATGTTTGATCAGGAGTTAACCCTTGCAACTCTTTAACACTTATGTTTAAATCATCAAGAGTGTCTGTAGCTGTAGTGAGTCCTTTATTTGCATCTAACACAAACAGTGCCAACTTTTTATAAGCTTTTTCTAAATCTTCTATTTTTGCACCACCTAGTTGTAAAGCGTACATTGTCTGTTGAATCTCTTTAGAGGATATACCCATTCTTTTTGACATCTTACCAAAATCATCACCCAATTTTGTTATCATTGATATAGTTCTTTTAAGATAAACTCCGACACCTACAAAAGCACCTGTTATAGAAGCACCAATACCTGCAAAACCTAACGCAATTCCTTTGCCGGTCCTTCTAGCAGACGTTTCCATCTTGCGTCCAAAAGCTTTAAAAGAACCTAAAGTTTTTGTCAACCCTGTTTTTGCTTTATTTAATACACTTACAATTATCTTTAATTCAGGTTTATTCATGCTTTACACTCCTTATTCTCAATAACAAATTTTGAAACTTCTTCATTGCAAATATCGAGGGATCATTTGGATCAATTATTTTATCTCCACTCATTTGCTCTTGTGTTACCATTATCAAATCGTTTATACTATCCCAATCATGTTCCCATAACCAATATTCTACACTTTGACCTAAATTACTTATTAACCATGCAATAATTGGTGTAATTCCTTTATCCTGCTCAACAATTCCTTCATTCTCACAATATTTTACCAATGAAACTATGTTAAGATGATCAGGATGCTTTAATATCTGCTCATAAAGGTCATACAGTATCTTATCATTCTCGTAATCATCTGTTTGAGTACTATTAGCAATTGACATTAACTCTTCTTGTGTGGCATTTACAGCCTTTGCAAACTTAATTAATGCTTTACGACATTGTTTAGCATTCTTAAAATTGAACTTTGAAGGATAACGAGCATTAGCCATTGCATATATCAAAGAAATACCATAAAGCGTTTCATCATATTTAAACCACTCAAAAGCTTCTTCTTTTAACCAAACCTTTGCACCTAAACTTAATGGAAATATTTCAGTGTTACCAATAAATTTACCACTTGAATTATACATTCTTTGATCACTTACATGAGTTGTTTGTTCTGCATATTCATTTAGTTCAATTGCTTGTTCAGGTGTAATTGAAATATTATCATTTTTAAGATTCTTTAGTGCTTGTTTTGTCAATAGATGCATTCTCTTCTCTCCTTTTTGCTATTCTCTCTAAGAATTCTCTATTTTTTTGTCCACATCTTCTACATCTTTTTTTTTACCAGCTTTAATTAATTGTCCGGGTGTTCTTCCTTCTTTAATTCTTGCAATCTCATCTAATATTTCCTGTTCAGATTCTTTATTAATTTGTGGCATATGATTTAATGCACTCATAATCTGCCTAAACATTGTATAACTTACTTTATCCATAATTCTCCTTTAATTATATGTTTAATAAATACTTACTCCCTAAATTGAGAGTAAGTATTTACAATTAATTTAGCTCGCATCTCTTAATACTAACTTCTCAGCACTAATAGCAGAAATATCGAACGCATCGTTTGAGTCATCCTGATTGAATCCTGTTACAGTCCAATCAGCAATAAAATAACTGGCAATAAATCCAACATAATCTACAGAGATACTTTCCATTCCTTCAATTTGATTACCTACCCAATGATCTCCTGCTCCACAATTAACATCAATATGATTAACACCTAATGTATATGTTGAACCTGTAGTACAAACATCATCTCCTGCTAAACCTGCAAAATCATATGCACCAATAGCTCCTGTCAATAAAGCTATAATTTCAGCACTAATTGCATATTCATTCAAACCTGTTTCGTGAGTATTTGCATCATGAGCGTGACCTGTTATCGATATTTCAGGATAATCCTATGAACAACCCGCCTAATGCAAAAACATCACTTGCTTCTAATCCTACATTTTTATCTGCCATAATTTAATTCCTTTTTTTATTTTTTAATTAATTCTCACTATCTGTATACACACATCTAAATTCCATTGATAATATCCAAACTCTATCCTTATTATCCTCTTTAAAACTATAACATTCAGGATGCTCAGTTAACTCAAACAAGCTCACATTTGGTTCTATGCCTCTATTTGGTACAGCCCCTACCTCTGCATTGCTATCATCTACCCAATAAGCAGGTAAAGCATTCATAACAGAACTAGCTATATGTAGAGCTTCCTTACGTGTTTTATAAACTCCACCTAAATATCCTGTTACAAAGAATCGTTTATTTGGTGTTGGACATTGGAAATTCTGCTCTTGATCTCTATCACTTCCACTCAACATAAAAGCAAAGATGTTTATTTTTAAACTATCTTCCGGCAAATCACCAATAAATGCATTATATCCTGCTTTTGAACCTGTTGCATAAACAATATAATCAAAACATGCTTGCTCTGCATTACTCCAAGCATTTAAAATCGTTGCATCTATATTAGGGTTATCATAATCACTCATTTAATACCTTTATTTAATTAATTCTTTTTTAATTAATACCTTTTATACCTTTAGTTGTTTTTGCAATAATATTCATAATAGAGCGTTCATTTTTATTCACAAATTTAGTTACAAATGGATTAGCTTTTTGGTGTTTAGTGCCATGCGTTACAAAACCTGCATATTTACCTGCTCTGCTGTTTTTAGGAACATATGTAATTATATCTTCACCTTTTACTTCATATGTTAATTCTCTTCTCAAATCTCCACTATCAACTGGTGCTCTCTTTTTAACTCCTCTCTGAATATATTTGCCAACTTCTATCTTTTGTTTTACTAAATTCTTATCAAGCTTTTTTTGAACATCCTTTACATATCTCTGAATACTTTTTAAATCAAAATTAAACTTAACAGCTATCATTTATCCTCTCACCATTTTTAATCTATTTAAACCTAAGTATCTTGACGCTTGTGGAGAAATTAGAACTCCATTACGTACAGTATCCTTTTTATTCTCTTTATCATCATCTGCTATATCTATAACATTTTCTATTCCACTTACTTCTTGCCTTGGTGTGTTTTCTAAAATGTATAAAGATTGTTCATAAAGTGCATAATCATTTCTATAAGTATCGCCATCGTCTGGATCAACTAGTGCAGTGCCTAAAGATACTTCTAATTCTCTTTTAGCCTGATTAAAAGCTGCTGTTTGGACATCTATATCAAATTTGCGATAAGTATATGATTTTAAGTGATTATTAGGTTTAAAATAATCATCCATATCTGATACTGTTTTTGTAAATGCCATAACCTATCTCCTTTTATCTATTTTGAAATCTTCTATTTTTATCCAATTATTTTTTGTAAACGTTTTAAGTGAACCTATTGGAATTCTAAGTGTTATGCCATTCTTATGTACATTTGCTGTATTCTTTGCCATAATTTAATCTCTTTAAGATTACGATTAGTAAATCTTATCTTCCTCTTTATAAAAAAAAGGTGGGTTGGGTTTCCCCAACCCACCTTTTTGTGTATACCAATAGGGTTTTACTCAACAATTAAGTTTAAGCTCCACCAACAACGCAACCAGCATCAGCCTGAATAACCTGTCCGCCCAAGTAAGTATCAAAAACAATCTGATCACTTAAACTTGAAGTAGAAGAACTCATTGAAACTCTAATTCCGATTCCGTTATAGAACGAGATGCTAGAGTTAACAGCTAGAGGTGCCGGAGCAACAATAGCGCCTGCCATAGCGTTCTTACAGAAAAGAATATTTTCTTTCATTTCAGCCTTCCATGTAACAGCATCATTATCAGCTTCAATAGCAGTCGATGCAGGAGTTATAGGAACTACGAATTTACCACCAGAAGCAGTTACATCAGCAGTTACAGTATAAACAGTTGCAGTTCCAGCTACAGTGAATTGCGCTCCTCTTGCGATTGTACCAGCAGATCCGCCAGCAGCGTCATCCATTGTAATAGTAGTATCGCCAACAGCAACAGCACCATCTACATTAGTAGCATCAGCAGTATCACCAAAGTCAAGAGAAGATGCATTCTGGTCAACGTAAAAATCGATTCCATATTTGCGACCTAAAACAGCTTCACGAATTGCAGAAGGAGATTGCTCATAATCTGCACTTGTAAACTGATCTAACTGCAACATTGAAGCTTCAGCAGTCGTGCCTAAAACACCAACTCTATCTTGCAAAGGTGCTCCATTATCCTGAAGAACTTTACGACCTGCAATCAAATGTGCAACGGTAGAAGGATCAGTTCCATAACCATTAGCATAATTAGGTGCAAATCCGGCAGTTGCTACTTTAATCAGATATTCATCAATCTCATCTCTGATAGCATATATAGCAGGTTTTACCACAACTTCGTTAAAATCATCAATTTCCATCGACTTTTCTTTTGAAGTAAGCGTATGTGCCACATAAGGTTGTTTTTCAAGTGTTAAATCAACAGACGATTCAGTTATTGCATTATCTGTTACCGATCCATCAACAATAAAATCTCTAGCTGTTTGAACAGGCGGGACTTTAATTGCAACTGTATCACCAATCTTTGAGGCATATTCGGATTCGTGGTTTCTGTTTACCAAGTTAGCCATTACTAAATTATCAGCAAGTATAATTGAAGCATCTCTAGCAACCACATCAGTAGTTAAAAATGTATTAGCCATAATTTTTTCCTTTTTATTGAACTTATTCTTTTAAGCTCGTTTAATTTTAAATTTATCGTTTTAAAAGCATCTTTGCTCTCTCATCGATGTTCATATCTTGAATTGATTTTTGAGTTTGTTTAACATTAGTAGCAGTTGAACCAGTACCTTTTGCAGTATCAGAACTTGCTAGAATAGAGGCATATTGAGTTGTAAAAGCTTCTGTAGCATTCTTCATAGCATCTGCATCACTTACATCTACTTCACCAAATATTTTTTCTATTGCAATACTTTGTAGTTCTTTAGGAATATTATCCATAAATGATATACTATTACCTATCTTCTCCAAATTATATTGTTTAACAGTTTGGGATAGTGTGTTTTGCAGAGCGTTGTATTCTTCTTTAGCCTTTAGATTCTCGTTTGCCAGCTTTTCCATATCTTTAGCAATCTTCTCTGATTCACTAAGATCTTTGTTTTTTAAAGCTTCTAACTCTTCTTCAAGCTTCTTTTGTTTTGCTACTGCCAACTTCTTCTCTTCTAAAATACGAGCGGAAGTTGCTTTTGCTTCGGTCAACGCCTGTAATGACTTCGTATCTTCTGTTTTTTTTACCCCTTGTATCAAGTTTATCTCTTCATCACTTAATTCTAAACCCTCAACAGCCTTCAATTTGCCAATTACATCATCTAATGTTGCCATAATCAATTCTCCTTACACTACTTTTACGGTAATAGTTACCAAACGCACAATTTGAACGGTATTGTGTTAACCTTTAAAAGTTTTTATACTCTCACTATATGTTATGTTTTAACACTCTTTTTAATATTTATCTATACTTTGATGTTTTTAATTCTTTGAGGTTCGTTTGAAATATTTTATTCTACTTTGACAATATTGATTCTTTAACATCATCTTTTAAATCTTCTGCCAAATCTTCACTTCTAACTGTTTTGTTATATTCTACTTCATAAACAGGTATACTTGAATCCCACTCATTTATCATTCTTGCCATACTTTGTTCTGCTTTTTCCAGTTTTTGTGCTCTAGCTCTTACCAACATATCTAAATCTAAATTGTCAAATGCTTTTGCTTCTGCACTCTCTGCCATACTTGATTCAGATTTCAATATCAAACCAACACTCTCCATTAATTCCTTTTTAAGTGCATCTAATTCCAATCTGATTGTACCTATAGCAGACGCATCAGGCATTAAATATTTAGGTTCAGCATCACCTTCATTTAATAATATAGGATAACTATAACCTTTTACCATTGTTGTAGCTGTTTCTGCATTAACTGAGTAAGTATTCATAACAGTATCAATTACACTTGCAGGTAGAGTCAATTGAGGGTATACACAGTTGGTATAATTGGCGAGATTTGAAGAACTTAAATCCATAATTGTGCGATTAATTGCTTCTAAATTATCAAACACAAAGGGATCAGAGCTTGGAGTTCCCACTAAAACAAAAGGAATCTCTGTTTTTAATGATATTTCAAACTCTTCTACACTTATCACTTTATCATCTTGTGTGGTAATCTTTGTTACTCTGCCTCTCTCCCATAATCTTCTTACTTTATAACTTTGTGCTTCCATAAAAGGTGATGAATTTAAAGTTTCGATTGATTCTGTTATTAACCACTCTAACTCTCCTGATGGACTAAAATACCAATCAACTACTGAATTTGCATCATAAACTTGTGCATAAGGGCGAATTTTCAGAGCATTTTTATCGCTTTGAGAGATTTGAGCATCTATTGGCAAAAGCGGGGCATCCACTCCAATCCAACACCATCCATGTATAGTTAAATATGCACTCACTTCTGCCATTAAATCATCTATACTTTTACCTTGTGACGTGATATCTTCTGCAATTTGTGCTTCAATGTTTGTTCTTGTTGGCAATTCTCCGAAAACGTATTGGTTAATTTTATCCACTATACGCTCTAAATACGGCACGACATATGCTCTCTCTTTACGCCCTGTTACAGTTGAACCATCTTTTCTAGTTCCACCATTCCAATCGATATCACCTTCAGCAGCAAACCTTGACAAACGTTCTTCAACATATGGTTTACCTCCCTTCCATCCTAATTTATTTATATAATTTTGATATTCTCTTGATTCAATTATTGGGTTTTGACGCTCATTCACCATTTTTATTGTATTTTTATCCATAACGCTATTTCCTTTTTATTATTTTTAACAAACTAATAATCTTTTTATTATTTTTTTAACAAACTAATAATCCACTTTTACTTTTAATTGATTCGCCTATTATAATTGAGCAAACATCTACTTGGTCATCATGACTTCCACCTAAACCATCAAAGTTCATAAATTCAGTTATAAAGGCATCATTCCAAGGTGCTTTTAACAAATGAACATTGCCTGCTTCAAAAATTGGTTCTAGTGGTGATGCTTTTACTGCTTTATCTCCGGGCAACCTACTCTTCCTTACAATATTTCTTCCACTTAAAACTCTCCTAATGTGATTAAAGGTATCAACATATGGACCAAACGCTTCAATATACACTCCAATTCCTGCTCCATCTAAATTAGCAGTTTGTTTTATCATCTCATCTCTCTTAGGTGCTTCCCACTGACCTCGTACTAAATCTTTAATCCATAAGTGCTTTAAACCTTTACTATCTTTTATAACGCATCCTAACGCTCCCACAGAGTAATCAGGATCCCTTTTTCCAAGTTGTTTTGCCGTTGAAGCTAAATCCCAAGCTCTCATATATGTAACTTTTGGAAAATCGTTTATATCAGAGTGTATTTTTATGCCAGTTGTTTTAAATCTATTACCACCATCTACAGTAGGTTTTTGCAAATATTGAGAAGTCCACTCTCTTAACCCAATCGTTTGTTTTATCTGATCTAATCTTTTACGTGGATATCTATCTTCCCACAAAGCTTCATACTCATCTGATACTGCCGGCAAATCCAATATATCCCACTTCTCTCCATCATTCTGTTCATCTTTTAATAATCTTCCTGTTAAATCATCTAAATGGAATCTGGTTTGCACTACTATAATACTTGCTCCCGGCATTAATCTTGTATAGAGCACACTTTGATACCAATCCCATATCCTATCACGCTTTAACTCAGAACTAGCTTCTTCTCTGCTTTTTGTTAAGTCATCCAATATAGCTACGTCACAACCTCTTCCTATCAAACCTCCTCCAACACCTACAGCAAAATAACCTCCACCTTTTGCAGTTTGCCATTCTTTTAGTGATCTTTTTACATCCATCTTCTCCGTTAATTTATCTAAAACATTTGGAAATAAGTTGTGATATTTTTTACTTGTTACAATTCTCCGGCAATCACTGCTCATCTTCTTTGCCAATTCTGCACCATTTGAAGCTTGCACGATTAATCTCTCTGACTTTATACCTAAAATATATGCTGGCAAAAGCACTGATACGTGATAACTCTTGGAATGCCTTGGTGGTAAATTTATAATTAATCGTGTTATTTTACCATCTATAACATCTTGTAATTTTTGACAAAGCTCTTTTACATGCCAAGGGGTTTCATAATCATCACCTAAAACATACTTATTAAACTCTATAAAAGATTTACGTGCATTCCTTCTTTTTAAAATCTCCTTTGCAATATCTGATTTAGTGAGTGTTTTTGCCATTTATAACAATCCTTATATCTTTTATATCATATCTAACAAATCTTCATCACTTAAATCATCCACATTTGTTTTTACATTTACATTCGTATTTTGTGTTTGCCAAGCAGATAATTTTGCAAGTTGGTCAATAGCTTTAATTTTTGTTGTACCTTTATCTTCTGCTATAATTTTTGTTAACACTTCTTTACAATGTTCAAGTGTAGCAATTGTTGATTTAGTGGAGCTCTCTTGTAATTTTTTTATCTCTGCCTGTACGAATCTGTTTTGCAAAAGATGGAATGCGTTAATTTGTGGGTTTTTTATACCTTTATATCCACTCTCAATGTATGCTTTATCACTCTTCATCCCTTTTGCTACTTTTTGAGCGAATATCTTTTGCATTGGAGTAATTTTTGTTGCAAACGTTCTCATTTTTAAGAATTTACCTCTGTTTTAAGTTTTTTTAAGTTTTTATTCATCACTATAAAGGCAAAATTAACACTTTTTATTGTTTTTAAGAACCTTATCAGCAACTAAAAAATTAAAAACATCGAATTCGTTTAACTTAACACAATTTCTAAAAACCCACGTATAGCTAAAATCCAATTCTTTTGCAAGCTTTGATACTTTTAAACTTGGATCTCTTATCAATGCACTAACTATCTTTTGCTGTATTATACTTAACTTTGCAAATTGTGATAGAAACTCTTTAAACATATCGGTTAGGATGGTATTTAGCATATCGGGATTTTTTTGAATAATCAATTTTTTAAGAGTTTCTGTTTTTTGTTCTTTTGTTGGTTCATCTTGTGGATATACAAAATTCTGTTTATCGGGGCAAATATTAAATCTCTCCCACTCATCTAGTAAATCTATATTATCTTCCATGATTCATCTCCTTTTTATTTTAATAAAAATAACCTTTTGCGTTATCTTTTTGCGTTATCTTTTAATTCATTTAATAACTCTAATTCTTGTTTTATTATCCATTTATCCCACTTTATTATCTTTGCACATTCTTTTATATGAATCAGTTCTTTTTTTATTGTATCTTCTTTATTAAGCATTTGGCAAATATGAACTAATTTTAGTGAGAATTCTATTGCTTCTTCTTTTCTTTCTATTTCTTTTTGTGCATCATTTATAATTTTGTGGATATTATACATTTTTATTCTTTTTAAGGACTTTATCGACAACCTGTTGCAAATCTTTGACCTTCTCTTTTATAGCTTCATCCTGTTTACGTTTTTTTAATAATTTCCAATATAGTGCGTCATCATACTTGCTTTTATTAATGCGTGTGTTTTTATCTCCTTTACCGTTTTTGCCTGCTTTTTTATTTTTATTCATCTTCTCTATTTTTTTTATATTTTTAATCATATCTTTTTCTGATTGTTTTTTCATTATTTAAAATCTCCTATTAGTGCATAAATTATTACAAAAGCTATTAATCCTGTTAGTAGTGACAATCCTATTAATGGTTCCATTTTAATCCTCCTTAAAATTGCTATCTTCCATATCTTCAAGTTTTTTACACTGTTCTTTTGTTAAATTGCAAATGTGATGCATATTTTTTATATCAACTATTCTCAAATCCACCTTTCTTGTGGTTCCATTTGCAGGTAAGATGCTTGGCAATCCTACTATATCCATACAGTTAGCTTCTATATCATCCACAGTTGCTCCATATGCTGTTTGTTCTAAGTAATCTACAAAACATATGGTAATTTTAAAACTCTTATTTAAACGCTTATAAAGTTGCCAATCTCTCTCATCTAAACCAGTAAGTGTTTTATACTTTATCATATGTGCTTTTGTTTTTACCTCTATATGCTTCATCCTCTCATTTTTATAAGCACTAAAATCATATGGGTGAGATTGTTTAACATCCCAAACCTGTATCAAATATCCTTTGCTTTTTAAACTATCCTTTACAATCTCCTCTCCATATTCACCTAATATTGTTGTTTTAAACTCTTCAAAATCACTCATAATTTGTATCTCCTGTTAATATTTTTATTGCCAACATTAACTCTATTCTTTATTATAAGTGATTTATCCTTTTTTTATTTTATTATAATTTTTGTTTAGATATGATAGTAGCTTTAAGTTTTGATTTTAGTGATAAATTGTTATCGATTATTCGTTTTATCATGCTGCTTATAGATCCACCTTTGCCATTACAAGCTAGTTTAGTTGTGCTACCTACAGCTATATCGCTCAGGTACTGTTTTAAATCATCTTCTTTTAATTTATCATTTGTACCTCTCATAAGTACTAGGATGTCATCTACAAGCTCTTGTGTGGCAATATCGATAGTTATATGAGATGTTTCCTCAGGTAAGTTATCTTTAGCTGACACTTCATCCTCTCCGAATTTCTCATCTAAGCTAAAAATACCTTCGTGTTTTCTTTTTTTGCTAAATCTGTGGGCAATGATATTATTTATGTGGTTTTGCAAAATAAACATTAGCCACGTATTAAAGTGTTTTTTATTTGGTTTAAAAGTATTGATAGCATTTATTAGTGGGATTTTTAATTCTCCTTTAAAATCCAGCTCTGTGATCTCCATATACTCTCTATAACATTTAGTAGTCCAGACCCCTAAAGTTTCATCTCTATTTTGCATAATTTTTGTTAGTAATGCTTCATCTTTAGTTTTTTGGTACTCTAAAACATTTTTATCTTCTTGTGCTCTATCTATGTAAACAAATGCCATAATATTCTCCTTTTGCTGCTTTCTTTTGTATTGTTTATTATATTATACTCGATTATATCATATTAATCCTTTAAAAACAAGTATAATAAAGCTATGAAAAAGAAAATACCAAAACTTAGACGAATAAAAATATTAAAGAGAAAGATATTAACATCGTGGAGTATAGCAGTTAGAAACAGGTATGATAATAAATGTGCTGTTTGTGGTTGTACTGAAAATCTTAATGCTCATCATATCGTACCAAAAGAACAGAAAGATAATGCTTTGAAATATGATATAAAGAACGGCATATCGCTTTGTGCCAAACATCATAAATATGGCTATGATATTTCACCTCATAAAAATCCGATTAAGTTTTTTGAGTGGCTGATTACAAATGATTTAGAGCAGTATGAATATTGTTTAAAAAATGCTGATAAAAAGATAATTTATACTGAAGATGATTTAATTGCTATTCTTGCTTCTTTAAAAAAATTAAATAATTAATTTCTCTTGACAATTGTGAAGTTGCTTTATACAATAGCAATGTTGTGAGCTTTACAAAATATAATTCTCATTTAGTGGCGATTTGTAAATGATATTTGGTTTTATTCTACTTTAATGGCGATTTAATTAACGTTCAATATAGAATGAACGAAGTCCTCAGAATGCTTTTAAATTAATTACAAATAGATATGCTGATACATACTCATATTTTATATTACTTGATTTAATAGGTATTGTTTTACGACTGGTGTTCTATATGACAGTTATAATATGATAGCAAAAAATCCGCAACACTCATATATTGCTTTATACTCCGCTCCGCTCCGTTTAAGCTTCGCTTATGGCAATGAGAGTTTAAGAGGGTAGCTTTTTTCTTTTTTTATTCTTGCAATTTCATTTTTATCTGTTAGGATAGTTTTATGTTTAAATTAACTTTTCTCTTTGCTATCTCTTAATCTTAAAAAGAAGAATGTATTGGAGGTGTGTGGTATTTGAAACACTCACTCTTATAGATACTTTTCTTAAAAACTGATCAAGAGAGGTAGTCACCTTGTGAGAACTGTAACACAGTCCAGATTGAACCTGTAACACAGTCCAGATTGAACCTGTAACACAGTCCAGATTGAACCTGTAACACAGTCCAGATTAAAACAACCTGTAACACAGTCCAGATTAAAACTAAAACTAATATTATGCTGATATCATTGAACAATACTGTTTTAACCTGTAACACAGTCCAGATTGAACCTGTAACACAGTCCAGATTAAGATTGTACTAATAACATAATATTATGCTGATATCATTGAACAATACTGTTTTAACCTGTAACACAGTCCAGATTATTAAGTTTATACTTGTAATTTGCCACGAATACGCTATAGTAAAAATAATTGAAAAATAAAAAAGGGTATTTTAAAGTTACTTAGTATCTATTTTAACATCCCAATTGAATACTTGCATTTCGTGCTGATAATTCTCTGACATAGCTTTAATCATATCATCTTCGTATTTTTTTTGAATAATAACTGAATCGTGGATTGGACATACAATAATATCTTTTTTAGTAAACTCTGACAATATACTCTTCATCATCTTAGAATCTTTTGCTTGTAGCTTTATACCAATATCAGAACAGATGTAATCGTTTATAGGTTTATGCAGTTCTTTAAATGCCTCTAGAATTGCTTTAGATTCATTATAGGTATACTTTGTTGTATTGTTATTAACTTCTTTTTTAAAGGCAAATAAAGCTTCTCTCTCTGTTTTAGCGTTTAAAGCAATTAATGCCATAATCTTCATATGTTTTCTTGGGATATCTTTATGATAATAACACTTCTCAGGTATCTCTTCTCTTCTTGCAAACATATGATATAACATTCTAATATGTAAAGATTCATAATCAGGTTCACATACCTCTTCTCCATTAATTAACATATATCTTCTCAAAGAGCTTGGGATTGAGTGAGGACTAATACCGTGCATTGGTCTATAATAATATCTGCCACCATACTTCATACTCTTATCTCTTGTCCATATTCTAATTAGATAACATTCTATATTTATCTCTAAATTATACTGTACAAAATTAGATGCCCATTTTTTACTCTCTAACTCTCTCTGCTTCAACGGTTTAAGTACTGCTTGGCTAGATGGTAGAAACTGCTCTATGGATAGGGGCTGTTGGTTTGGGATGTCTGTTGTTGGTTTTATATTACTTTAGTGGCGATTTAAAGAGGTAATTTATATG